GCGTAATAATTTCTGAAGATGGCGCAAAGTCTTATGCAGAGATGGCTCATAACCTACGGCTAACACCAGATCAGGCAAGCGGAATACTTGAGTATTACAAGGGTATGGCATCCGCAGCCTCTGAAAGCAGCGTTCAAGCAGAGACCCAGCAAAGAAACTCTACTGAAATGTCCTTGCGTCAAGAGTGGGGTGATGAGTTTGACGCAAAACTTACGGATGCTGGAAAGGTTGCCAAGCAATTTGGTGGTGGTGATTTGTTAGACATGAAGCTGGCAGATGGCACAAAGGTTGGAAACAATCCTGACTTTATTCGTGCTTTCGCAAGAATGGCAGAGTTTCGCAGTAGTGTTACAAGCGAAGATACTGTTTCTGATGCTGCGCAAACAAGCCTTGCTTCTCGCCAATCGGCACAGCAAGAGGTTGACGCTATCATGCGCGGCCCTGATTATATGAACAGAAAAGACCCCGCAGCGCGAGAAAGAGCGATTGAACGGGTTAATGTGCTTATGGGCGTATTGCATGGAACAGAATGACTTGGTACAAATACGCTTAGAGTGTTTACGTTACGCAATCGAGTTTGGTAGTGCGCGTGACGTTTTGGAACCTCACCTACTCGCAGATAAATACTTTGAGTGGGTGATGCAGGGTAGCGGCGAAGAACGTCCTGCTGGCGGTCGGAAAGACGGCAGCGCCACAAGCGCTAAAAAAGCTAGGAGCGTCCGAAAGGGTAGCGCACCGACATTAGTGTAAACGAAACCGTGTGAGAGGAGGACAGCATGTCCACACAAATCACTACGGCGTTTGTACAACAGTATTCTGCCAATGTGCAGATGCTATCTCAGCAGATGGGTTCTCGTCTGCGGGATGCGGTGCGCTTAGAGACTGTTGTAGGTAAGAACGCCTTTATAGACCAAATCGGTAGTGTGACTGCGCAACTGCGTAGCAGCCGCCACGCCGATACACCACAGATCGACACGCCACACCAGAGGCGGCGTCTTTCAATTGCATCATACGAATTTGCCGACCTGATTGATGACCAGGACAAGGTGCGTATGTTGATCGACCCGACATCTAGCTATGCTCAAGCTGCTGCCGCAGCGATGGGACGCGCTATGGATGATGTCGTTATCACTGCCGCACTTGGCACTGCCTCTACTGGTGAGACAGGTTCTGGCTCGGCAACCCTAGATGCCACCAACAACATGGTTGGCTCTGCATCGTCAAACGATGGTCTGACTATCGCAAAGCTCACTGAAGCCAAGCGTAAGATGGACCTGAATGACGTTGATCCTTCAATCCCACGCTACATTGCTGTAGGGCCAAAGCAGATCGAAGACTTGCTTGGTACAACGCAGGTAACGTCATCGGATTTCAATACTATCAAGGCACTTGTTCAGGGTGATGTGGATACCTTTATGGGCTTCCAGTTCATTATGACCAACCGTCTAAGCATTGACTCCAATGACATCAGATCCTGCTTTGCATGGGCTGAAGATGGTATCACTCTTGGTGTTGGCAAAGATGTCCAAGCTAGGATTGATGAGCGCAATGACAAAGGTTATGCGACCCAGGTTTACTACTGCATGGACATTGGTGCTGTGCGGATGGAAGAAGCCAAGGTTGTCAAAATCTTCTGTGACGAAACCCCAGACTAGAGAGGAGTAGAAAATGGCTAATGTAAGTACGACTCTCGTGTCCAACCTACTGGCACTGCCACAAGTGGCATCTCCAGCTAGGACTTTGCACGGCACAAAGCGCGTTGCAATGGGAACAATCGCACTGGCTGCTGGAGATCTTTCAGCAACAGACACAGTGATGCTTGCGCCCATCCCCTCAAACGCAGGAATTGTGAGCATCAAACTTTTCAATGATGATCTTGATTCTGGCACAACCAACACTTGCGATGTTGGCGTTTACTCAGAAAGTGACGGTACTTTTACCGCGCTTGATGATGATGCCTACGCATCCGCTATCACAGACCTACGCGGTGCTGTGGGCGGTGTTGGCACTGATGTCACGTTTGAAGCGCGTAACATCAATCTGCTCGGTCAGCGAGTGTGGGAGGATGCAGGTCAATCTTCAGACCCAGGTGGATATTTGTTCATCGGTCTGCTGTTTGACGCAGCGGGTGATACCGCAGGCGATCTCTCATTCGTGATTGAGTACGTTGTAGACTAAAACCTTGAGGGGGCAGCATTGCCCCCTCTTACTTGCAAAGGGGTGATATTGCTATGCCTTCCGTGGTCGATATTTGTAACGAGGCGATGGATTTGTTGGGCGCTGCAACTATTACCGCGCTCACAGAAAACTCCAAAGAAGCTAGATTGTGTAACCGCCGTTTTGAAACTGTGCGTGACTCTGTTCTACGCGCACACCCTTGGAACATAGCGATTACACGCGCAGCACTTGCCAAAGACTCTGCTGCACCTGCTTTTGGTTTTACTAGTCAGTTTACCTTGCCCACAGATCCTTTTTGTTTGCGTGTGTTGTCATTCTTCAACAGCAACGTAGACAGCGACATAGCTGCTTACGATACGCAGGTTATGTTCAAGGTGGAGGGGCGCAAGATACTGAGCGACGAAGATACTTGTCAGATTGTATATATTGCTAGGGTAGAAGACACAGAGTTGTTTGACTCCCTTCTGTCTAGCTCCATTGCTCACAAACTAGCATCAGAAACAGCTTATGCAATCACTGGCAGCACTAGCGTGGCACAAGGTATGCAACAGCTTTACGAACTACGGCTGCGTGAGGCTAGATCAATAGATGCTATGGAGGGCATGCCTGATAAGATCATTGCTGATGATTTTGTGAATATAAGGTTCTAGGATGGCGCGTGTTTCAACTATCATCACAAACTTCCAGTCTGGAGAGTTTTCTCCGCGTTTGGAAGGGCGCATAGATTTACAGAAATACACCTCTGGCGCACAAAAGCTAGAGAATATGCTTATCTTTCCTCAAGGGGGAGTTACTCGTCGTCCAGGCACCAAGTTTGCTGGACAGTCCAAAGATGGCGGCAAGGTGCGGCTTATCAACTTTGAGTTTAGTGACGAGCAAGCATATGTGCTTGAGTTTGGCGCAAACTACATACGTTTTTACAAAGACGAGGGCATACTCACTGAGGCAACAAAAACCATTACGGCTGCTACGGCAGCCAACCCCGTTGTGATTACGTCAAACTCTCATGGATTTAGCAACGGAGATAGGGTCTTTATTTCAAGTGTTGTTGGCATGGTTGAGCTTAATAACCGCGAGTTTACGGTGGCCAATCAAACAACAAATACTTTTGAACTATCTGGCGTCAATGGCAGTGCATTTACGGCATACAGCAGTGGCGGCACTGCTGGTAAGATTGTTGAGGTAACTACAACATACTCTGCAACACAGGTGTTTGAGCTAAACCATGTGCAGTCAGCAGATGTTTTGTTCTTAGCGCACAAGGACCACGAGCCAGCAAAACTAACAAGAACTACGACAACAAGTTTTACGCTTGCTGACATAGACTTTATTGATGGCCCTTACGAAGATGAAAACTCAACAACGACAACGATTACGTCAGATGCCAACACTGGCACAGTGACACTTACCGCATCAGCAGATTTGTTTGACGCGTCTAAGGATGTTGGCTCTATATTCAGATTTAGAGATGTGATTGAGGTGTCTCACTCTGAATGGTCAACAAGCGATCAATACTCACAAAATGACATCATTCATTTTAACGGTAACGTCTACAAAAAAACAGATGCAGGAACCAATGAAGCAACTGGCGCACAGGCACCCGTGCATCTCTCTGGGTCACAGGTTTATGGCAACCATACTTGGCAATACCAACACAGTGGTACAGGCTTTGTAAAAATCACCGCTGTTACAAACGCAACTACAGCAACAGCAATAGTGCAAAATAGTTCAGTTAACAGCGTTATCAATGACTTAGTTCTTCCCGCAAACTCAACAGCAGGAACAACAAACTGGTCGCGTGGCGCGTTTAGTATTCGTAACGGCTTTCCAAGAGCGATTGCCTTTTTTGAAGAGCGTTTGTTCTTTGCTGGCACCACGGCTCAACCACAAACAATCTTTGGCTCTGTCACGGCTGACTTTGAGAACCACACCCCTGGCACTGTGGACGACAATGCAATCAACGTGACTATTGCTTCAGACCAAGTAAACGTTATTAAACACATGATACAGGGACGCTTTCTGCAAGTCCTGACATCAAGCGCAGAGTTTACGATGTCTGGCGGCACAGGCACACAACCTATAACACCAACGAATGTAAATGTACTGCGAGAAACTACTTTTGGATCATCAAATGTGCGCCCTATACGCGCTGGCTCTAGCACCATCCTAATCCAGAAAGGACAAGAGAAAGTCAAAGAGGTTACGTTTGACTTAGATACTGATGGTCTTGTTGGTCGGGATCTTACCATCTTGGCAGAACATCTGGCGCGTGGTGGCCTGACTGACATGATTTGGCAGCAAGAACCAGAGTTAATCTTATGGTTTGTGCGCAGTGATGGTGTTTTGATTGGTCTTTCTTACGACCCGCAGAACCAAACAGTTGGTTGGCACAGCCATCCTATCGGCAACAGTGGCGTGGTCGAAAGCATTACTGCGATACCATCAGGCGAAGAAGACCAAGTTTATTTGTCGGTGAAGCGCACGGTTAACAGTGCAACAGTGCGCCACATTGTATTCATGGAAAAGATTGAGTTTGGTACTGATGTATCAGATGCGTTCTTTGTAGACTCTGGTCTGACATACGACAGTAGCGCCACAACCACCATAAGTGGGTTGAACCATCTTGAGGGGGAGACGGTGCAAATCCTTGCAGACGGATCGGCGCACGCAGACAAGACTGTCTCAGGCGGTGCCATAACACTGGATCGTAGCGCCTCTACGGTGCATGTAGGCTACTCTTTCGACTCCAAGGTACAAACCCTGCGGATGGAAGGTGGAGCCAATGACGGCGTCTCTCAGGGCAAGATAAAGCGTATTCACGGCACAACAGTGCGGTTTATAGATACAGTAGGTGCAGAGATTGGTCCAGATGAAAGCAATCTTGACCGTTTGCCGTTTCGTGATAGTTCTATGTCGATGGACACAGCTATCCCAATGTTTGATGGCGACAAAGAAATATCCTTCCCATCTGGTTATGATAATGATGCAAGAGTGTTTATCAGGCAATCTCAACCGTTGCCTATGACCGTCTTGGCAGTGATGAGGAGGTCTAATACATTCGATGCTTAAGGTGCGACAGTTTCAAGAAAGTGACGTTCACAACATTGAGTTGGGTTATGAGTTTACTGCTGAATCAAGGGCGGGGCTGTGTAACCACGATAATATTGTGGCTTATACTTTGGTAGATGGTGAGGAGATACTTGCCGTGGGTGGTGCGCACGTTATGTGGTTTGGGGTTGGTGAGCTTTGGGTCTTGGTGTCTCCAGAGGCAAAGCGTAGGGCTGCGCCATTTGCGCGTTATACAAAAGGTGTAGTTGATACTATATTTGAAGAACACAAACTGCGTAGGATGCAGGCAAGCGTTCATGTTAAAGATCATCCAGCTATAAGATTTGCTGAATGGCTTGGCTTAGAGCATGAGGGATTGATGCGTAAATATGGTGTACGTGGTGAGGACTATATCAGAATGGCAAGGGTGACGTAATGTCAGAGGTTGCGGCGGCTGCGAGTGTAGCGCAAGGTGTTTTAGGCTTCAAAGGTAATCGTGCTTTAGCGCGTCAGGCCGAGCAACTTGGTGAATACCAAGAGGCGGTTATTAAAAATGAAGCAGAGGTTTTGGCGCGTCGTCGTACAGATCAAGAAATAGCAGTTAGGTCACAAGCCGAGCGTCTGAAAGGAATACAAAGAGTTGCTACAGCAAAGTCTGGCGTACAGATGTCTGGCAGCGCTTTGCAAGCATTAGCTGACACATACTTTAGCACAGAACGTGATGCGCAGCGTATCCAATATGCCGGTTCTCTTGAGCAAACAATGGCTGCATCTCAAGCTGCTATGGCAAAAATAGAAGGCAAAAGCCGCGCTGCTGCCTTCAACATGGAAGCTGTCAGCAGTCTTCTTTCTGCCGCTGGTGGTTACGCTTCCTCACAACAGCAAAATCAGATACTGGGCCAGCAAAATGCTGCCTTTGAACTTAGACAGCAAGATTACCAGCGCCGGTTGGAGACAGAATAATGCCAAAGGTACCATTGTATAATCAGGGAGGGGCGTCACCAGTTGAGCTTGCCGCAGGACGTTTGGGTGCTAGACCAAATGAAGCTGCTTTAGCAGCGCCTGCAAGGGCTTTGACTCAACTAGGAG